TACAAATGTTGCACAAAAAGGCGTTACAAATAAAATGAGGAGAACAACATAAATCCTCAAGTATAAAGCAAATAAAACACTTAAACCTGCGATGGGTGCACGGTCAATGACACCACCTCCTAATGAGGCCGCTGCACCTAACCCCCGTTCAGAATAAATTCCAAACGGGGGAAGTATCCAAATACAACTAGAGATACTAAGCTCTAGAGGTTTAACCAATCCGACTAAACGAGGGGTTTTAAGCCAACATAGACAGCAATGCTTTCTCAGCAAGCGGAACAACAATCGGCGCCGCCTTCTTGGCTGCATAAGCCAATCCCTCATACATCAAAGACCAAGTACTGGCCTCCGGTTTTGAGGTCTTACGCTGCTGTATCCCATTCGCAGCCTCCAACACCATACCAGCACCCTGGTTGTCACTATCTGTGGGCGTATAAGAAGCTGAGGCCAAATTCCCCACGTACTCCGCGTGGACCACATACTCAACGTGGAAATCTTGACCAGCCTGTCCTGTAACGACAATTATCATTGTAGGAATACCCAACTCGTACGTCACGCCTGAAGGGTTCGTGAATGTAAGAGAACCGACTCCCGCAATAGTGGTAGACAATTCCGCCTGACCATCAGAGTACGGGTAAATCAACCCAGTACGAGTGGCCAAGTTAGACGTGCCAGCAGCACCATCAAAATTCATTTCTCTGGAATTACTAGCGAAGTCGGTCACGGAACACCGATCACGAGTGAAATTACACACAGTCGTCAACGGGTTTGACGATAAGGAAGCAATTGTCATCGCATTAACCGAGCCGGAGACCAAACTAACATTCTTATGAGATGGATCCCTGTAAAGGTATGCCATACCAGACTGATTCAACGCGGTACCAGTATACTGAATAGAGATCCCCGCTGATGCCACCCTACAAGTGACATTCTCTGCTTCCTCAGAGGACCTGTTGGCCAGATCATCTGTCGTATACGGAAGATTCGCGACGTTAACCGTACTAACACCAGTGGCTAACGCAAGACCAGTATTGTTCAAAATGGTCACAGTACTGCCTGTAAACGTTGCACCAGAAAGCACAACCTGAGCTGCATCACGCCCGCCACTCGGAGTGACACACACAAAAGCAAACCCCTGTGTGCCTATTTTGCTGTCAACCCTCACGAATCCAGTAACCTTGTGCGACGCTGTGGCCTGACCAGAAGGCACGCAAACTCCAGTGGACAGAGGAGAGAAAGGGTCACTAATAGCAAAAGCATACTTAGCACAACACTTACTCAACTTAACTGACGAACCAGAAGGAGCAGGCAACGTCCGAGCAATAACCGCAGGCCTGGTTTTCTTGACGACGTTAGACATCATACTAGAGACCAATGCCCGCATTCCTTCGTCAGATGACCTCCCAGATGCACGAACCGGATTTTGGGGAACACTACGCTTCTTCCCCTTGAAGTTGTTATTTTTCAAACTTTTCTTGTTCTTTTGTTGCTTATTAAAACTAGGTGTAAAATAAAGTGTAAATCAGGGTACCCTACAAAGTCCCTGCACTAGACAAGTTGCCACACTCTTTAGCCCATTATTCCTACTAGCGGTGACGTTCCTTACACTTGGCAGTGTGGTAAATCAGTCACAACCGACAGCTTGCTATCGCTGGGTGCTTTCATACACAACTCTCACGAGACGACTTGGAGGTCGTTTTTGGCTTCCGCCATTTTGTTGAAACACGTTCGCCCCTTTCAACAGATGAGGTGTAATTTTTAGACATCAACATGTCTGTCTTTTCTTGACGATTCCTCCTTCGTAAGTCTTTTTCAACCAGTTTACGTTCGAAGAGGTATTCAGCTTCCGCTTACAGCCATCGCTTGGCTCTGCATCCGG